GTCAGTAGCAACACCCAGACGTTCCAACTGATCCACAGTAAGTTGATGCGCAAAACCTGCGTTAACCAAAGGGTCTATTCCTGAGGCTTTTATTCCTCTCTGTTGTGCTATATTTTCTCTCTGTTGTGCTTCAAACTTTGCTACTTCACTACCAACCAAAGGTTGGTCACTATGTCCCTCAGTTAATTTAAAGGTACCGTTTTCCTCCTCTTTGATATTCTGTGCCGTATTTTCGGGAGCACCTACTTTTCTTACTCTAGCAGCACGAAGCCCTCTTTTCTTGTCCTCTTTATACTCAATAAAAATTGCAGTATACGGGGCACCTTCACGGTCGTAATAAGTCACCTTATCACCTTTTTTGAACTGCCCTCTCTTTGAAAATTGTTGCTCTAATGTTAGCTCAGTACGAGTATCAACTCCCTTGGCATCTGACTCAGCTTGCTTTGCTAAGTTTGCATCGAGAGTTTCCTTTGCTTTCATCCGCATGAAAGCCGCTTTCTTCTTTGAGAAAGCACGGTTCTCATTTTCAGCGAGCTTGAGTTCTCTAGTAGCTCTAATAGCAGGGTTACCTGTTAAGGCCATGATACGCTTTTCCATTTTTTGATGGAGCTTCCTCTTCGCATCTATGGATAGAAGCGTGGCCTCGTAGTCTTGTTTGTAGTCTGGGTTTATTTTCTTAGCTGTGTGCTCAGAAGTAATTGCAACACTACCAGCTACAGCTTGTCCTTCTGAATTAGCCAACGCCTGTTCAGCGGCAGTTCCCTCTACTTCAGGGTTGTTACCCTGTTGAAGGTTCTGCGCCTGCATGTTTGATATCTCCGCTTCGATGGCCTCGCTAGTTACCTCTGTCTGCAAAAGATAGTTAATCTCATCTAAATCTTCTTCAGTTAGTTCTTTGGTTTCTTCCTCAATAACTACATCTGCCTCGCCTACTGCATCTTCTTCTTCGTCAATCGGTGCAGAAGATAAACGCGCCTCCATTTGTGGGCGCTCTGATCTTTTGTATTGCCTTACTTGCCGCTCTGCTTCTTGTGCTGTGGCAGGAGATCCTGCTTCCCTTAGTTGATCGCCAAGTCCTTGAGCCTCTACGTCAGCTTCGAACTGTTTAAATACTTCTTGCTCCACTCGTGCAGCAGCGGCTCTGTCTAAAAATTTATCGGGAGCGATATTTTTAGCGGCCTTGCTAACAACATTACCTCCTCCACCTAATGCAGCACCTATGAGGAATCCATGCCAAACTTGCTGTATCCTCTCTAGCATCCCCGTGTCTTGGTTCGTGTAGACGTCCTGAACTATGATGTTGAAGAACTCGTCTAGTCCTTCTTCAAATCCTTCGTCTAATGCCGACCTTGCAAACTTCTTGGGGGCTTCGATCAATGCGTGTTTGCGCGTCACTTTCTTGAGTGAGTTCTTAATTAACGCTATAAAAGTTTCGTCGCCTACGTTACGGCCAAGAACATTAGACGTGATCTGCTTCATCTGTCGGAAGCTCATCCCTTGAAGAAACGCATCTTCCAAACCACCCCTCCCCAGAACTGAGAAAGAAGACGTTAGTAAACCAGTTATTGTTCCTGCTGTTAGGGCAGATCCAAATGCTTTATCGTGCGATTCTTCTTTTACCCTTTCTTCGCTCCACCCTTCTTCCCATTGTCCGTCTTCCCCTTTATGCTTACTGGTTAAGTCATCTGATATTGTTTTAAATACTGCGCCGTAAGTATTTGCACCTGACCTAGTAGCGGCAGGAATAAATGAAGCGGTTCCAAGTCCAAGCTTCGAAGCGATGTTTCCGTTGTATGCTTTGACAACGGCGAGAGTTCTTTCTTTGGTGGCACCTTTTAAGGCACCTGCTTTTAAAATTCTTTCGGCTGCTTGTTCGGCGGTTTCTTTACCGACTGTCTTTAGCATACCCCTAGAAGCTGCGGATATGACAGCTCTAGCAGAAGCCGTTGCTGTTGATTTCGCTCCAGTGTAAGCAGCTAGTCCTGCTAAACTTGTTCCAGCAGTAGGTTTAGTTACGAGCAAAAGACCAGCTGTGACTAAAGCATCTGCAAATAGTGGGGCAATAGCTTCCGCTAGATCTTGTTCGCCTCCCATTTCTAAACCAAACACTTTAGCTATTTCTCTGTCGTGTGCGTTGTCCTCTGCAATTTTAAGTAATCCTTCTTGCCCCCAATCGGTGTTCATGGCGGCACCTATTCCATAAGCAATGGACGTTGCTCCTTCCCACACACTACTTAGTATCCCTTTAGCTCTGTGTAGTATTGGGCTGAAATCAAATTCAGCTCTAAATTTTTCTAGGATCTTAGAGTTGCTTAGACCTCTCTGCTTTCCTTCAATAAGTGCGTCTCCCCACTCCTCAGAAAACGCATCGTCTTTACTTAAAAGACCAGATATCCTTTCGAAGTTATCTACTACGGCTAGTTCTCTTTGAGCATTTGCTTGGGCTGCTTCAGCTTCAGTTACGTTAGCTTGTCTTAAAGCTTTGTTAAAATCAGAAGGAGATAGCATAAGTTCGTTAGACACGAGAACCCCACTGTATCTTGTCTGGTATACGTTTTGCCCCAACTCATCTTCGTTATCAGTATACTTGAGAAATGGTTTAACGTTTTCTTTAGAGTCTCCTTCGAAAGCATACTTGACTATTAGCTCACTGACTACGTCTTCCAACACTTCTGAACTAAATCCAGTAGCTTCGGACAATTCTCCTATGAGCCTGAGTTTAGCTACATCAGTCCTTTCTTGATAATAGTCTTGGAGAGTTTTTTTATTACTCTCCGCTATAAGTTCGTCACGCTCCTCATCATCCCCCACCAAATCATTCCACCCTATGCGGAATGTACGCACGATATCATTGAACCCATCGGTCGCCCAATCGTTAAGCTTATCACCAGCATCCCAAGTTGCATTCTCCCCATAGTTTTTAGCCAGTCCATATAGGGCCGCTTTGTTTGCTGGGTCAATGTTCTCAATAACTTCTCTTACCTCAGCTTCTGCCAGAAGTCTTTGATCAACTTCATATCTCTTGAGACCTTTGCCTTGCGGATGTTCTTCTCTCTTGTAGCGTAAATTAAATAAATGCTTCGGAGTTACCCCATACTTAGCAGATTCCCTAATGACGTCTGACTCAGTCATTCCTTCGGGAATGTTCCCCCCTAAGAAAAACTCGTTTCCTTCTTCGTCTTCAATGACTGCTGCGAGCAGCTCTCCCTTTTTAAACTTATCTGTAAATTTCTTTTGGTTTGTTCTACGAACAATCTCAGATAGTTCTACAGCTTGATCTGGATCAATATCGAACGGCGATGCATCTTCATCTAAGTCTTGCGCAGTAGCGTATAAGTTGATCTTCTGCCTATCTTCCTCAGACAAGTATTGGTTCTCAATGTCTTCTTCATCGAGAAGTGTTTTTATTGAAGAGCCTAAATCTGGCTTAGAGTAAGAACTAAGTATGTCCTCAATTTCTTGTGAGTTGTCCTCAGTAAGTATTCCTTCCTCACTTAAAACTTGACTGAGGTTATAATTGATTTGGCTCTCTATTGTTTCATCATACTTGCCTGCTGCTAAGTATTCATTTCTGACATTTTCAGTATACCTTCCGTAACTTTCGAGAGGGTTATCGTAAGGGTTTTCAATAGACCAATCTTGATAGGTCGTTTCAACGAAGGGTGCGTTTAGGTTGCTTGGGTCTGACATAGCAGAAGCGGTTATGTGTTGTTTGATTTACTGTGATTTAAAGGATTCTATCAATTGTTGCAATTGTTGAAGCTGATCTGGTGTCATGCCATCGGGCAAGGCTATGGTTTGCTTTCGTCGCATGCTATTAGCAGCCCCTTGTGGGTCTGCTGCTTTTTCTAATCTCT